GTACGGCCCGGACGGAGAACGCGGCACTTAAGGGCGAACTCGAAGTCATGCGGTCAGAAAACGCCGGAATCAAGACGCAACTTGCACAACTTATTTCTTTGATGCAGGGCCAGGGCAAACAGGAAGCAAAAAAGAGTCCGTTGGAGAAAATTCTCGAAGAAGAACCACGAAAAGGGAAGGGATCATGAGTAGCAAAAACAACTGTTATGAACTCGTCGCGGAAGTCAGGAGGGCGGTTAATGATTATTCAGAATCAAAGATGCAGGGCGTCGATACGAGTGGATCCTTTTCTAACGAAACAATTATTAAGGCCATCAACGATGCCCAAAAATTCCTTTTCGACATTGTTTTTGTTCGTAAATCAGAACTATTCCTGACTTCTGCCAACCTAACCGGTGTGGCTTCCGTTTACACCCTACCTGCCGACTTTTTCCGATTGGTCCGATTTCAGACCACAGATAATTACAAGATCGGTCCTGTTAATATCCATCAGCTTCATATCACCGGTGACGGCGGGTCGAAATACTCCTACTACCGCAAAGGCAATACCTTGGTCCTGGATAAGGATGGGATCACCGATGTTTGCAAACTGTGGTATTTCACGCGCCCTCGAAATGTCACCATGGGCAAAGTGCAGACGGGCGGGGCACTTTCTATGACCCTTTCCACGGCGGCCCGTCTGGAAGCCGACTACTACAACAATATGGAGATTGAGGATATTACCGGCGACAAGATAAGTACAATCTCGGACTATACGGCGGCGCGCGTGGCGACGGTAAACTTCACCGCCGGGACTGCCGATCACTACGGAATTGTCCCTGAGATTCCGGAGCCTTTTCATGGACTCATCGGGCGGCGGGCCGAGTTAATCGTGAAATCTTATCCCCAATCTCCCGTTAAACCTACAAAGATTGAAGCGGATATGTTTATGCAGGATCTGGTAGAAACCGTTCGATCATTCATGGGTGATGTGGATATCGGCGATCGGACCATTGAGGATGTTATTTTACAACTGGAGAACTTCCCATAATAAGAAGGAGGCAGAAAAATGGCATGGCCAGATCTTTCAGATATGCGTACCCGCGTACGCGATCTCGTAAAAGAATCGACTGCTGGATTTTACACCGACGCAGAGATTAATCGATGGAGCAACGATGGTGAAAGAGATGTCGCAATCAAGAGTTTGTGTATTCAAAGTATTAATGTTAAAGCCACCGTAGCCAATACCAGGACGATAAGCACTCCATACAACAAGGTTTTATATGTGGAATATGTTCCTGGATCGGGCACCCCTATAGGTTTAATCAAAATCTCCCCATTGCACCTTGGACACGTTCCTAAAACCAGCATAACGCCACAGTATTGGTTCCCGTGGGGTAAGAAGATCGGAATAGAACCTATGCCTACGGCGGCATATAATTTAAATGTATATGCTTCTACTCTTCCAACGATTGAAATGTCCGAGGATACGGATGAACCGCAGATACCCAAGGCTTTAATGCCTCTTATTGTCCGGTTCGCTTTTTATCGTGCTTTATTAAAAGCCGGTTTATTCAAAAAAAGTGCCTCTGTTTATTCGGATTATATAACGGGGGTCCAGATTGCAAGAAACAACATTGTCCGACAATACAGAGATAGATTTGAAGATACGATGGTTCCCAACAGAACAATAACCGAGAAGGAGGCGGTCCGACAATGAGTACACTTCAAACCTTAACAGGATACACAGAGGTAGATACCCCTACCCGTCTGACCGTTGCAGCATCCCTGTTGACAATAGCCACGCTGGATGACGATGAAGAGGTCTATCTTACGAAAGATTTTGGGGCATCTTTTTTTAGTGCAGATTTTGAACACACTCTTAACTTTCAATGCACTGCCCAAGCCGGAGCCGAAATCATTTATTTATGGGCTATGTGTGACAGTGTGGATGAGATTGGAGCGTTAATTACGGCCAACGCGGATCTTTTGTGTTTGTCCTGGGAGAATGCCAGCTTAGTATTGACGGAACGCAATTCAACCGTCAGCACTACCGATACTTCGGCATCCGCTCTTTCTCTTAGCACGCCTTATTACATCAGAATAGTACGAGATGAGGCTACAGGAACTTATGGCACTTTATACTGTTACATTTACACAGACCCAGAATATATGGACCTTTTTGATAAACTAACAGTTACGCTAACCGAAAAGAAAGATTTCAGGTATTTATATGCTGTTAGTGGCAAAGGAAACGGTGGGGGATCTGTGGCGTGGTCGGGAACAATCGCCGCCTTAGCTCTTGATCCTTACCCCTATACGATGCAAAACACCAGAACCAGAGTTAGGGACTTACTAAATGAATTAACTGCGGATTTTTATACGGATGCTGAAATCAATCGATGGATAAATGATGCTGAAAGAGACATTGCCGAAAAAAGTCTTTGTTTGGATCATATCGATTCTTTAAGTACAACCAATGCAATCAGAATTGTTGCATTTAGTGGCTATAGGGTTGCATATCTTGAATATGCTTATGATACGATCCAGGGATTGGGATTAAAAAGAATTACAACTAATCAAATTGGCAAACTGCCAAGTAATGGCACGACCCCTCAAAGATGGTATCCCAGTGGAAGCAATGTATGTATTGAACCAATCCCCAACGCTACCTATTCTCTAAATGCGTATGTGGCCGACTTTCCTTCAATTGAGATGAGTTCTAACCCGGACATACCCGAAATCCCGCCGGAATTCAGACCGCTCATGATTTTATATGCGTATTCACGGGGTTTAGAGAAGGTTAAAAGAACTGGTCAAGCAATCCAAACTATCAGCATGTATTTAAATGAATTAATACATGCCAAAATGGATAAGATCGATACCTCTCTTGATTCCTGGGACATGATTAGTGAATAAAGAAATTGTCAAAATAAATCCGAATCTTGATGTGAGTCTTAACCCCCAGATTCCGGTTGGTGAAGACGGGGAAGGCATATCAGTTGTGCATCAAGAACCTCGACTCAACCCTGAGATTCCAGTGGGTGAGGATCGGGAAGGTATATCGGTGGTGCATCAAGAACCTCGACTCAACCCTGAGATTCCGTCTGCTGAAGATGGGGAGGGACATGCGCTGATTAGTGATATTAAAACCATCCCCTTCCGTGGCGGATGCAACACGCGCCTGGACCCTGAACTTATCCCTTCCGGGAAATACAGTATGGTTCAGAATATGCGCGGCGTCTATCCCGGAATAAAGAAGCGAACGGGATGCATCAAAAAACACACCACGGCGGACGGTACGAACAAAGTCCTTTCTCTTTTTCAGTATTCCAAGGGCCGAAGGACGGAACGCCACCTTTTTGCCCAAATGAGCGACGGCGACATCCTTGAAGCCTATGCTCCCCCGCCTGAGATACCGGAATTAATGATGCTTGATGTAGCACCATCAACACCGTGGTCTGTAGGGGACACCATAACGGGGCAGACAAGTAATAAGACATGTATTATCACGGCCTATATTACAACTTTGACTTACGCCATCAAAGATAGAAGTGGCACATTTACATTAGGTGAGATTTTAACCAATGGGACATATACTGCTGACCAGGGTGCAGCCAATCCCACCTTTGGAAATTTGGTCTTTGGCTCGGAAGTCTTTGATGGATCGGCAAGTCAGATTCCGGGATCTTGGTCTATCCTAAATGATCAAATGATTCACAGCAACGGCGTGGATCAGCATCAAATATGGCCGGGAAATGTTTACCCTGTGATGAAGTTTATCGTTTATAAGGGCGCGGAGGCCATTCCCTACCTGCCGACCAAGGGTGAAGATTATACGAACGAAGTTACGGATGGTTTGAGTGCGACCGTTGCGGTCCTTGACGACCTGGGAGATTTGGCCGTTGATTACGATGCCATTTTCCTGTGTTGCCCGGTTCAGGCAGATACAATTAACTGGACGATTGCAGCGGGGAAGGCCAACGCAGCGGCAGCGACCGCGCAAGGGCATTACTGGAAAAACGACTCATCCTGGTACACCCTTGCTATCACCGACAACACGGAAGCGACACCCGCCGATGGAAAAACATTGGGTAAAAGTGGGACTATGACGTGGGGTGTCAAAACCGATGAAATCCCTCGTTTTATGTTTGGGACTTACGGCTTTTGGTATCGTTTTTCTCTTACTGGCGGAGATCTGGACGCAGAAGTAGAGGTTTCTGAAGTAACCTTTGAAAGCAATTTCCAGAGTATTGTCAATCTTTTCGATGGCGTCCCCCTGGACATCGTGGAGTTTCAGTTTAACGATAACAGTGCAGGCACATACCTCTCCTTTGGGGCTTCATCGATCGAGATCGATTCTGCCACGACCGCCGATTCTTTTTATGCCTGCACCGGGTTGGATCTGGTGGAGGGGTTCTATTTCGACGTAGGGGCCACG